AAGTCTAGCTTCTTCTGATTCTGAATCTAAAATAAGTATCTTATCGTTTTCAGATACTTCAGATTTAACTTCTATCTCTGATAATGCTTTTACAGGTATATCACTCATCTATTAATAAAAAAAGTATAAAAATTAATCTCATTGAACTCTAGTTTTCCATTTAGATTGTTCATAATATGCAGGATCAGTTTTAATTCTGATAGCTTTATCATCTTTAGGATCTAGTATAGCCGTTAATACTAATTCAAAAAAACTACCTAGCATATAATTCCTAGATTTAGTTCAATGTTTAACTCTATCATTATCTCACCAAGTTGTATTAACTTCAGCTCTTGATTTCCAAGTTGTAGTCATAAAAAAATACCTACTAAGTAAATCAGTAGGTATATAATCAAAAATCTCTTTTTGGCGAATTATCATATTTTAACAATACTAAACCAAAGAGTTCAACTTAGTCAAACACTAGATTTTGTTCAGCATAGTGGAATTAATATATCTCATTTTTGCAATCTTACAACTTTAGTTAATGATGCAACAGATAATTCTAATTTATCATCAGCCTCAACTCTAACCCATTTCCAACCTATAGGTCATTCATACAATCTAGCAACAACAAATTCTCAGTCTTTAGTATTCTGAGCTTGAGCTGATATAATATATGTTCAGTTCCTAGCTATAACTATATGTCAATCATTATTTAATAATGCTGAATTTCAGTTATTCTCTATATGAGTTCATACAGTTCATGGTGTAAACTTTATTCCTTGATATGTTAATCAACTTCATGAAGTATTTAAATATCTTTCAGCATTAAATGTATCTAATAGTGTTGAAGTATTTGTTGAATTGTTCTGTACCCTAAATCAATACTCATCTCTAGGTCGTTCTCTATCTTCTAATTTGGAATCATCAGAATTAGCATAATTAGGTACTCATGGAGTACCTATCTGTCAAAATCATTGTCAATGTATAATATTCTTATTCCAAGTCATTATTTATCATATTGATTAGATAAAAGTCTGACATCATATAACAATGGAGATACATGAGTATCTGTCTTTCATACTATCTTAACCTGTGCTTTTCTAACTATTGGTAGATCATTACCATTAGAAATATTTAATAACGTATGTTTACCAATTTTTTCATAATCAGACTGCTTTGTTATAACTCAGATTTTTTTAAAGTGATTAAAGTCTGAGAAAACTATAGTTGTTTCCGTATCTTCTGATACAAGATTCATTGTATTTGCTGACTGGTAAGGTAAATCTCCATCCAATGTAAATGTTAGCCAATTTCAATTTTTTTCAACGAAGATAAGCCAATAATCTCAACTTAATCAACTCACCTTAAATTTATCTCATACTTCAGGTTCTACAGTTCAGTCTGTTAAGAAACTCCAATAGTGATAATCATTAACACTAAGATAAACATCCATTGATGTACTTGAATTAGGTATATCATAAGATACTGCTAATTTTAATGGTTCTTTCTCAAGAATATGAGAGTTTATTTGTACAGGATAAACTATTTCAAATTCAGGTTCATATCTTCTAATATTAACATCATCTTGGAATGTTTTTTTGTACTTTGTTTGATCTATTGTAAAATAAACATCTAAATAACCTCTCTCAGTTTTAATATCCACTATTTCTCATTCAGTATTAAGTATAAAGGTTCATACATTACTTCATAACTTATTTCTTCATCGCATAAATACTGAATCTTTAGTAGCACATACAACATTGTTTCTCCAGTTTACCATTATTCAGTTGAAGTTATACTTTTCTTTTCAATCTATTAGATTTAATCATTCAGTATATCTCATATCAGCTCATACGAGCTTTTTCATATCTCAATTATAGTAAACATATAATCATCTTACTCATCTTTCATCTGCTATTACATAAACATACTGTCAGATCATTATAGCATTGATAAATTGCATTCAAGGAAATCTCCAACCTTTATCCCATGCAGCAAGATTAACATCTGTAGCATAATAAACAATTCACATATCTCCTTTATTAACGAAGATGTATTGATAATCGAAAGCTCTAGCAAATGCTACAATATTATATCAATCAGGGAAGTCCAATACATTTCATTCCATAAACTGATAATATACATTTCAGTCTAAGTCTTCTTCAGAATCATAATATAATTGTACATATTGAGTTGTATCCAATCATTCCATATATATTTCATCTTCTATCTCCATGAAATTTCTATTCTTTGGATAGAGATATTGCCAATCTATTTTCTTATAGATTCTGAAATCCAAAAATCCTGTAGGAGTGGAACATTTACCATTAAATATTAATCATAAATATTGCTTAAAATCCAAATCTTGTAGCATATTATCCATATAACATTCTGTTTCATAATAGTCTGTTATAGTTCATACATCTACATCTAGTGTAGTATGGTCTGTATCTCTTGAAGACCATTCTCACTCAAATGCTTTATTAACCTTATCAAAATTAATATTCCACTTATATGCTTTTAATGTACATTCAGTAAATGTACTTCATTGACATGATAATGTAAATTTATATCTACCACATATCTCATCCCAATCAGGTCATACATTTACTCTAGCATCATTAGAATTTTCAAACTTAATTCTGTTCCTTGTTACATTTGTTGTACTATATTCAGAACAGTTACTAACATCTCTTACTGCTCACATAACATGTACCCAATCAGAATAGATATTATATACCAGTCTGTCTGTTATTATTGTTATTGTTTTCCATGTATCTCAACTATATGCTACAAATAATCTCTTAGGTGTTCAGAAATCAGCAGTGTTATATCATTGTCAATCTTGATAATTTATTTGGTTAGCATTATCATCAAAGTATTGATGGTCGTACCATACTTCTCATACAGAATCCCAAACTCTACCATCAGCTGCTAGATAGAATCTTTCTTTTGAATCTACATCAACCCAATCATTAGTAATTACTTCTTTATCAGTCCAAGCCATAGCTTTTACTGATTGAGAATCTGAAAATATATCTAAGTTTTTACTATCTACACATCATGGATTAGTAGAGTATTTATCCATCTGTAATCCTGCAACTGCTCATTGTTGATAAAATACTAAAGAATTATTATCTGCCATTAATAAGTATTCTTAGAATAGTAAATTTTTTGTACTCTTTCTGTTATGTACCTTTTCATCTCTTCTAATTCTTCTTGATAATCTACCTTAGCGATATTAGATTTATCTATATCTTGTTTAGCTCTCCATAAGATAACTTTTAATCATAAATCTAATACTGATTCAAATTGTACTAGATCATCATGTCAAGGGAATAAATCTGTATTAACATTAGAATCCCAATCAGGTTCATTAGCTGCTTCAGTACCTTCTAGCTTTAATCCATCTTCAATATCAGTATCTGGAGTCCAATTAAGAATTATATGATTATCTTTTAACATCCATCCTTTAGCTCATGCTCATTCTTCCCAATCTGATAATTGAGGAAGTTCTACATAAGTATCTCATTGCAATAAATAGACTTTTTTAACTTTATCTATTCAAGGTACTGTATATTCATCATCTTCTCCTTCATTAATTACTTGAGCAGTTCTTTGAATATTGTATTCAGTAGCTCATGCTTGAATATCAGTAGTCCAATAATTCCAAAAATAATCCTCATGAGTTGAGGTAATCATTCTCCATACTTTAAGATAGACTCTTAGAGCATCAGCTTTTAATTTATCTTCTCAATACTCAGCCTTGCTAGTATTTGTTTCTTTAAGAGCATCTTCTATAAATCGTTTCATATATTCTCAATAGTAAAGGATAAATCATAACTTACCATTTACTAGAGAGGAGAGGAGTTACCCTCTCAACTCTATATGTCTGACAAAGACTACCTTTAACTAAGCTACTTCTTTAGTGTTTACAGGAGCTGTTGTAGGATTAGCAACTGTTACTTCTTGAGTGTATGAATCAGAATCAATTGAAGTAATGTCTAATCTATAAAGTTGTTCAGCATTTTGATCGAATACTTTTCCACCGTGAGCAATTTGAGCTAATAAGTTGTAGTACATTCCTCCTTCAGCTTCAGTTACCTTAGCTTTATAAAGTTGTCTTACATAGTTATAAGATCCTTCAAGGAATGCATAAACTTTAGTTCCTGTAATCAAGTTAGATTCGTAAATATCGAATCCTGCAAATTTACCAATCCATCCTTCTACGATTCCATCTACTCCAGATTCAGTACCTGCAAGGATTTTAGCTTGAGCTAATACTCCAGATACTTCAGGAGATACTACAAGGATTCTTCATTTCATAGGAAGTTCTTTTTTACTCATAAGAGTTCTTAACTTCATGATAATGTTAGCACAGTTATTTACATTGAATGTAGTAGCAGTAATAACATTGTTAAGAGTAGCAGAAGTTGCAGTAAAGAAAGCATCAATCATAGTAATAATTGAACCTTCAACAGCAGTTTCCATACCTTCTACCAAGTCAGCCATTCTTTCTCCTTTGATAGAGTAAGCTGTTTGGATTTCTTCAAGGTCAGAGAACTTTTCTCTGTATTGATGAAGCTTGTTGATAGCCAATTGAGAATAACTCATAGTTCTATCAGAAGCAGTAATATCAGAACATGAAGTAGTCTTGATATTTCCTGAGTTAGAACTTGATACATCAGTAAGAGTAATCTTTGGAGAGATAGGTACTGTTACAGTATCTCCAGCTCTTTTAAGAACTCCCTCGAATTTAAAGTTTGCAAATCTTGCAAAAGGTTTTTTAGGTTTATCAGAGATTTTTCTTGCAATCTCAGCATCTAATAAAGCTGTAATTCTATCAGTGTTTGCCATGTTTATAATAATATAAGATTATAAAGAATAGTAGCTTCTTATAATCTCATATGTTGTTCTAGATTTATTTTATGATAACTCTCGGAATAACTACTGCCTTACCTTCTGAGATAGCTTTTTCAACTTCTAGGAATTCTTCTCTAGATAATCTCATAAGGTCTTCTTCAGTATATTCAGGAAGATTACCTTTTTTTGTTGGTTTAACTTCTACTTCTTCAATAGTAGGTTCAGCAACTTCAACTTCTTCAACAGGAGCTTCAATTACTTCTTCTACTACTTCTTCAGTAGGTTTAGCAACTTCTTTAACTTTCTTAGCCATGTTAAATAAATAATAAACTAAATTTGTTTGATTTTCCCTGCCTCGATTCCTGCAGCTACTTTGTTATAAGCAGCTTGATCATGTTCAGCTAAATCAACTAATTGATCTGTAGTAATCTCAGTAATTTCAAGATTCCTAAGATTCTCTCTTCATGGGTTTGGATTCTCATGAGATACTTCTTGATATCAAGATAATCTATAACATTCCTCCCATCATAAATCAGGATATTTAGCTTTAGCATCTAGAATCTCCTGAGGGATTCAATCTTCAAATTTATGCCTTGCTTTAAAGTCGAATTTTTCCTCTAAGCTTTTTTCTAAAGACTCCTTTTCAGCCTCGATAGCTTGCTTTCAAGCGAGATCTCTATTCTTGTAAGCTTCCTTAGCTTGAGCCTTTTTTTTCTCGTACTTCTCTCTAGATACATAATTGTCTTCCAATTCATCCTTTGAGATGTAGTTCTCTTCTAATTCAGCCTTAGAGATAAAATCTTCTTTGTTAAATTCTTCTTCCCTTCCATCATCATAAATGATTTTTGCCATGTTGTTGTAATATGAATTAAAAAGAATGTTGATTAGTGGTCATCCTCCACCGATATATCAGTTTGATTACTGATCCTTGTTAATAATCTATCAGGAGTATCTAAGAACTCATCAATTAACTCTAATTCATGAATCCATAAATCCCTTTTAGAATAGATGGTCTTACTCATATCTTCACTTAATCATGATATGATGCCAGATTTTAGCTGTTCTCTATGTTCTTCTAGATATCATTTTATTAGCTCCCAGAATCTTGAATTTACTCAGTCTTTAATGATACCTTCATCTATTTTTTTACTCAGTTGTAGGTATTTCATTTCATGCTGTAGGTCATAAAGCTTGTGGTTGATTATTTGCTTGATTCTGTTGACTTATGTAATTGCTAACAAGTTGATTAGTTGAAGCTCAATTACCTCATTGATTACCAATCATTTGTTGCATATTTCAATATTGTCATTGTCATGCTAAAGCTAATGCTCTTTGTCTTGCTGCAATAGCTCTATCTTTAGCAGGAGAATCTATTGCTTGTTGATATACTTGTATATATATCTCATGATTCTCATTCATATCTTCTATATCTTTAACATCTTCCTTCTGATTTAATAACTCTAATCCAAGTAATGCTTTTTTATATTCTTGTGGCATCTCATATACTTGATTAATAGTCTCTTTATCCATTCACATAACCCTAGCGAATCTCTTAGTTAAGATTATTTTTCAGAATTCTGATGCTCATTGCATTAATGGTTGATATGCTGCCATAAATGCTGCTTTATTTGTCTCTTCCTCTTCCTTCTGATCTAATGCAGTTACTAATGATAAGTGTAAATCTCTTTTAGTATCCAAATCTTTTCACATGATAGGGAATGTTACAACTCAGAATCCATTATTAAGTGTAATATTCTTTTGAGATTTCATCTTGAAGTTCTTTTGATAACTTCTGTACCATAATACATCCCAATATCTTTTCTCTCACCATAAGAATATCTTGAACATTGTACTCAACCTTACATTCTGATTAGCTTGTAATAATTGTGATTGAGTAGCTGTAATAGTTTGAGAATATACTCCAATACTTTGCTCATCAAATCAGATTTCTTTTGTAGATTTCTGATCTATCATATTCTTTAGATTATATCAGTCTCATGTTCATGATGTTTGAGTAACAACATTATCTAAGATTTTTCTATTCTCTAGATTTCACTTAGAAGGAACATATTTTCTCTTACCAATCTCTCTATGAGCTAATTCTTTACCATCAACTACATCAGAATTATATATTGTTATTCATGAGAATACTTCCTCATGCACTTTATTAACTAATAGATTCATAATCTGCTCTTCTGAGAATTGATTATCTCTTGCCAAGTCTCCAACACATACTCAATATGGATCTCATTTTTTAGGAATGAACCAACTATGAACAACAGGACATGGAATTAATGATGGATCTTTTTTCTCTTCACTTCTTACTGCTTCAACCATTTCACATCTGATAAGTAATGTTCTATCATTAGCCCATTCTGTTAAATACCATCTGTTGTTGAATTTAGTAAAGTGTCTATAAACTTGATATGTCTTAAGATTAGAATTATAAGTCTGATATTGGAATCCTAATCAGTATCATGCAGCCCAACTATTTAATCATTCATAATAATTATCTCATAGCTTTTCTTTAATCTCTTCTAATTCTTTATCAGAGAGCATTAATTCTTTATTTTGGTATAAGCTATTAATCTCTCATTCAGTTAAGATAAGTTCAAATCCATGAAAATTAAATCATTTTACTATGTCAAAATATGGATCAGGAATCCAACATAGAGGAGATATAAGTCTCTTCTTTGGAGATTCTGTTATTTTATCCCAACCTTCATCTACTGCTAAATAGATTCAATAATCTACTATGTCAGAGATTTTATTATATGTTATTTGGTCTTCATCTAATTCATCATAATCAAATTTTAACAAATTATTCCAAGTATCTGCATACTCAGAATCTCATTGCTTCCTTCACTCAAATGTTATTAATGGTTTATTCTTATATAATGCTGATATGAAGAGATTTCTGTTAGTATACAATGATTTACTCCTTAAAGTCTCTCATTCCTTCATTTTATCTCAGTCAATGTTATAATCTTTAATATATTGTCTGAGAATAGGTCTTTTTTTCATTGCAACCTCATATCATGCATCATATTCTTGCTGTACTTTTCTCTGGATCTCATCATAACTCCATCATTGTACTTTCTGCACCATTTTTTGAGTTATTAGGTTTTGCATTGTTTGTTATATTCTATGTAAATTATCGAGAAGTTATTATTTTAGCTTTTTTATTCTCTCAGTTATAAATCTCATTAACTACTGCCAAATATCTAAATGCATCAGCTCCATGAGAACTCCAATCATGCTCAGGTCATTTATAAGCAGTTCTTTTCTCATCGAATTCTTTATGATAATTCTTTAAGCACTTCCATCCTCGTTCAGTCTTTTCTCTATCAAAATAACAATAAGGTAGGATAGCTCTTGCAGAATTAATACCATCTAATACTGACAGTTTAGGAACGATATTAATATCAGTAAATCCATATTCATATAATTTCTCTTCAACAGTTTTTCATGTCTGAATACTTCTTGCCTGTCAATCATGAGGTAGCCATGTAGTTCAATATCTGTAACCTTTCTCTCTTAACATTCCTACATAATGACTTAATCATTCTCAATTATTCTCATAATAATCTATTACTCTTATCTCATTTCAGATTCTCTGCCAAAATCGAATAGCCGTTGAATCATTTATTCATAAATCCCATACAGTAAATACATCTAATGCAGGATCATATGGAACAAGTGTTCTACGATTATTTTTCTCTAGAGCTGTTAATAATTCTGCATAGTAATTACCTTGTATTCATGCATCAAATGAGCAGTAGTATTCTTGTTGAAATATTGCATCACTTCCATTTTTCTGAATTATCTCTCTTCTTTCTTCCTCTAATACTTCAGGAGATATAGCTTTTGTATCTTCAACCGTTTGAATTGATACGAGCCGTTTATCATTCTCCTTAGCCATATCTAATAACTCTTTAGCATGATTATCTCATCTAGGAGTAAAATTAAATATAGCCCATCAACCATTCTCTGCTAATATAGGTCTTAAGAAATCCCATACTGCAGGAGATTGAAGGGAATATTCTGAGAATACAATTCAGATAGGATTAGTTCAGACAATGCTATCAACATTATCAGATCATATAATCTGAATTATTGAACCGTTAAGTAATTCTACCTTCATTTCTGTATCGTTCTTTCTCTTAATGATCTCATCTGGAATATGTTTGATTGTTTTCCAACCATCTTTATCAATTCAATCCCATACTGCTTTTTTACCTTGAGAATAAGTAGGGAACACATAGTAATAGATTCATACATCCTCTAAAGCTTTCTTTACTATTATGTTAAAGCAAGCTTTATCTTTTCATGCTCTACGATGTCGAACCATTATTATTCTCCTTGTTCAATTATCTATTGCCTCAAAGATAGGAATCTGATAATCTCTAGGTTCAAAATGATAGGGGATTGTTATTTCTCTCATTTTTTGAATGATACAATCTTAAATTGAATAGATGTATCATTCTCGACTTTATCAGTATACATTTTGTTATACTTTCATAACTTCTCCAAAGCTGAGTTAACATTAGCCAAGTCTAGAATGGTTTGGTCTTTACCTTTAACAAAGACTTCTTTTTTACCCATTCAGATTTCAACTATCTCTCTCAGATTTTGGAGAACAAAGTCTACTCATACATCTAGCTTTTCTGTTTTCTGCTGAGTCTTCTCTGCTAAGTATTCACTAACTCTAACATTCCCTAATAATTTAGGTCATAGAGCTTCTGCCGATTTCTGACTTACTCAGTAGACTTTCTTATAAGCAGCAGTAGCATTGAAGCTCTTAAGATACTCTAAGCAGAACATCTTTTGCTTTTGAGTTAAAGCTTCCTTCTTCTTCATTATTCTAATGTTTATCTTGTAAACAGTTTGGAATATAATCAAAAATAAAAAAGTGGCGAAAAAATCTGAATAATAAAAAGAGAGCTTTTAACACTCTCTTTTAATTCTAGAACAACATGAGAAGAAGCTAGCTCAAATATATGAGCGAATGTAATATAATCAAAAATTCTGAAGTGGCGAATTTTAGATAAAGTTTTCATACTTACTTCTCATTCTTGCCTTTAATCTTATCATAAGATTATTAACTGTTTGATGATCTACTCAAAGGAGTAAAGCTATCTCTCTATTAGATAGAGGATGCATTCAATCTCGTTCATATTCATAGTAAAGGTTGAATAATAGTTCATGGAGTTTATGTTTTTCTTCAGGTTTGAATCTTCTTTCTAATTTAATCTTATCGTGTTCATAAAATATAACCGTATCAAAAAATGACTCCTTCTCATAGAGTTTTCAATTCTTAAATAATTTTCTTACTCTATATCATAACATTTAATATTTTATTTTTTGCGAACATAAAGTATTATTTTTTAGATTTTTTCTTGTTTAGGTTTTTTCTTGCCTTGATAATCTCATCTATTAATCATTTATCCCATGCAACTCATAAATCTCAATTATCTAATGTATATTGAGTAAATCAGAATACATCACAGATATAGTCTATAAGATTTCTATAATGCTGAATCTTCTGATCTGTATCTTTTATGGTTTTTAAGAGATGGTCGTTTTCTGCATTTAATTCTTTTGTAATAGTTATAACTGAAACTCTATCATCTCTATAAGTTTTAAGTTGTTCCTCTAGATATTTAATCCTAGCATTTAATTTAGATTTGCTAGTAAATATTAATTTAACTCTTTCTTTTAGGTTCATGGCGAATTTTAATAATAACTAAAAATTAGCAGCCTCATAAATCCTTCTCCAATTCTTAGATGGTTTGTAGAAGTTTTTGGTTGCTCGTAATTTCTCATTCTCTTCAATGAGTTCTGGAATATACTCGTTAAGGTATATTTCTGTTACTGAATATTTTTTAGGATTAGAGATGTATTTTTGTAGATGCTCTTCCATCTCCTCAACTTGTTCTTTAGAATATTTTTTAATTAGGTTGATTCTGTAGACTTTATTAGTTATCTCTTTTTCTAAGGTACTTCCCTTAGGTCAGGTTGTATAGTTACAGTTCCTACATTGAGCATTAATATTAATCTTGAATAAGCATATACCCTGAAACATTCTAGAGTAGAGATGTCATCATGCTAATTCCTTCCAAGAGCATAATCTATTACATGAGATACAAATACCATTTCAGTCTGGATTAGTATCTCTTAATTTGCTATTCTCTTGAGCTATTGCTAATGCGAATTGTAGCTTTTTATTCCTAGTCCATTTTTTATCTTTATATACTACAATTTTATTCCCTTTAAATTCTCTTATCTCATTAAGCATCTTTTTCCTATATTCTTCTTCCTTCTTTTTGAGATATGCATCCTTCTTTTTATTAATCTTTAATATTTTATAGTCCATAAACTTATCCATTTTGGATCTTAAGTTTATGATATTAATTTTGTTATTCCTCTCTGTTCTATTTTTTAGATCCATAAACTTTTTAGCCCATTTAGCTTTTATGGTATCTTCTGTTTTTTTTATTTTAATCATAACACAAAAAGCCTTAGTATGTAAACTAAGGTTCTACAATTTTCATAAGTCCTCTATAAGTTTAACAAGATTTTAGATAATTACAAGAGAATTTTTATAAAATTAATTCTGAATACTTACCTATATTCTGTATATTGACATATATTATATTTTATATTTCACTTGTAATTAAGATATTGATTAAGTATAAGAGAGGAGTAGGTGGTACTTCATGAAGTAGAACTTTATTAGTTTTACTTTTTTATTCTAAAAAAATGATAGATAGATTCTGTGAATACCTAAAGAATAATAGGGGATTTGCTAAAAATACAATAGATAATTATGCTAGAACTTTAATTAAATTTGATGCATACCTTAATAAACATTCAAAGAGTATAGATTATGTAGATCACATAACTTTAAGAGATATTAATGGATTTATACAAGTACAAAGATTATATAAATCAGCTAGAACTTGTAACAATTATTTATCAGCTATTAGAGTATTCTTATATTATGGAATGATGCTAGGATTAGAAGTTATTAATCCTAAGCTTTTATTAAATCAAAGAGCTGAGATCAAAAAAATAGAAAGTCTGACTGAAGAGGAGACTAAAATACTGCTAGAGTATTTTAA